AAACAGAGTTCAGTCAATTATTGTTGATAAATCCAAAAATGTTGGTTCTGGTATTGGAACCACAACATTGAACGATGGTCTTACATACGGAAACTATCCTTTTGGAACAAGAGTTCAGGATGAAACAATTTCACTTAATGCTCCTGATGTAATTGAGATTCACGGTATCTTTGAATCTGCTGACACATCCACTCCTTCTTCACCTACACTTACTTTACAATCAATCACAAGTGCTTCAGCCACTATTGAAGAGTTTACTATTGGAGAATCTATTGTAGGACAAGATTCTGGTGCTGTTGCAATTATTTCTGAAAAAACCTCTATTGCAGATTCAAAAATCGCTATTCTTTACAAAAATGATATTTTGTTTAGAGAGGGTGAAACTATTATTTCATCTGAAACAAATGTAAATGCAGTTGTAAATGCAGCAGATGCATCAAGTTTTGATGTATCTACTAACTTTATCTTTAACAATGGTCAAGAACAAACATTCTATGATTATGGGTCAATTAAGAGAAAATCGGATTCATCAGAACCTACTAGAAAGTTAAGAGTATACTATAAGAGCGCATCATATGAAAGCACTGACGATGGTGATATCACCACAGTTGGATCATATGATAACTTTGATTACTCAAGTGAAATTGGTATAGTTGGAAGTTCTGGTAACTCTGATATTATTGATATTAGACCAAGAGTAAGTTCAATAGCAAGTGTTTCTGAAGGAGATAGATCTCCTCTTGAATTCTTAGGAAGAATATTTACTGGATCTGGAGACTCAGCTAAAAATATTTTAGCATCAGATGAATCACTATTCATTGATTTCTCTTATTATCAGGGAAGAATTGATAGAATTTTTCTGACAAGAGATGGTAAGTTCCAAGTCAAGTATGGTATTCCCTCAGATAGACCAGAACCACCTCTTGTAGTTGATGATGCGATTGAAATTTGCAGCGTCACTTTACCACCATATCTTTATGACACAGTACAAGCTTCGTTGAAGTTTAATACTCATAAGAGATATCGTATGCAGGATATCTACAAACTTGAAGATAGAATCAAAAATCTTGAATATTACACGTCTCTTTCGATGCTTGAGACCAATACTGCTAATTTGTTTGTTCCCGATGCAGATGGTTTAAATAGATTTAAGTCTGGTTTCTTTGTTGATAATTTTACTTCATTCAAACCACAAGAAGAAGGACTTCAGATCAAGAACAGTATTGATGCTGAGAAAAAAGAGTTTAGACCAACTCACTACACCAACTCTGTTGACTTAATTCAAGGTCCTGTTGTTAATAATGACACAACTGCAGATCTTAATTTTGCTCCCATCGAAGGAAATAATGTTAGAAAACAAAGTGATGTCATCACTCTTGACTATGCTGAAGTTGAGTGGTTAAAGCAATCATTTGCTACAAGAACTGAAAGTGTCACACCTTTCTTAATTAGTTTCTGGAAAGGTTCTATGGAACTCACACCAGCATCTGATACATGGGTTGACACCGCAAGAATGAAGGCAAAGATCATCGATGTTGAAGGTGATTTTGCATCAACTCTTGAGTTGCTTGCAAGAACAGAAAATGTTGATCGCCAAACAGGAATGGCACCCATGGTTTGGAACGCCTGGGAAACTAACTGGACAGGAACCACAGTAACAAACACTACACGTAGAAGAGAAACAAATTCCAGTTCTACTTTTGGTATGGGTGGTTGGATTAACAACTTTAGTGGTGGTTTTGGTAACCCTGCACGTCGAATCAGAAGAACAGACACTAGAGTTGTTGAAGATGCACTTCAAACTACAGTTGAGACTGGTGTTATGTCCAGATCTGGTACAAGAACAGTAGTCACTGAACAGTTTGATAGAGAGTCTGTTGGTGATAGAGTTGTCAGCAGAGATATTGTTCCATTCATGAGATCTAGAAACATTGAATTTGTTTCTAAGAGAATGAAACCTCTCACTAGAATGTATGCATTCTTTGATGGAGAGGATGTCACAAGATTCTGTGTTCCAAAACTTCTTGAAATTAGTATGGTTTCTGGAACATTTACGGTTGGTGAGACTGTAACTGGAAGAATAAACAGAACCGGTTTAGATCAAGACACTGGCAACACTTCAGCAAACATTACATTTAGAGTTGCTCAGTCAAATCACAGAGAAGGTCCTTATGATGTACCAACAGCGACGTTTACGGAGGATCCATATAATAATACACCACTCTCTGGGTCATACTCATCTACATCAGAAATTTTGAATGTTGACACTTTCTCTCTTTCCGCTGAAGCACAAGGTGAGTTCTTTGGATTTGTAGCACCAGGAATGGTTCTCACAGGAGGATCAAGTGGAGCACAAGCAACAATCAAAGATGTTAGATTACTCTCTGACCTTGCTGCTAATTTGACTGGAAGTTTCTTTATTCCAGATCCAAATTCCTCAGCATTCCCTGAATTTGAAACTGGTTCAAAAAACTTTACTCTTATTAATGATCCAGATAATAATCAGGATCTCTGCAATACGATATCGGAAGAAACTTACACCGCTTCAGGAACTCTTGAAACCATTCAAGAAAATATTCTTTCTATTAGAAATGCAAGAGTTGAGCGTAGACAACAGTTTCAAGAAAGAAATGTTAATCGCGATCTAGGCACACAAGTTGTTGGTTCAAGAAATGTTAGTGGTTCAGTAAGAGAGGAAATTATTGGATGGTATGATCCTTTAGCACAATCCTTCCTTGTGGAAGATGATACAGGTATTTTCTTAACTAAATGTGATATCTTCTTTGCAACTAAAGATGACATGAATATTCCTGTTGTCTTCCAGTTAAGAACAATGGAAAATGGTCTTCCAACTCAAAAGATTATTCCTTTCTCCGAGATTGTTATTGGTCCTGAAGATATAACAACTTCTGCTGATGGTTCTGTAGCAACTACAGTTGAATTTAAAGCACCTGTGTATCTTGAAGGTGGAAATACTGAATACGCCATATGTCTTGCATCTAACTCTACAAAATATAGTGTATACATCTCTCGTATTGGTGAAAACGATCTTCTTTCCGATACGTTTATTTCAAACCAACCATATCTTGGATCTCTATTTAAATCTCAAAACGCATCAACGTGGGAACCAAGTCAGTGGGAAGATCTTAAGTTTACTCTTTATAGAGCAGACTTTATCGAGAGTGGTTCTGTTGAATTCTATAGTCCTGAACTGACTAAAGGCAATGGAATGATTCCAAGACTGATGCCAGATTCACTTGTTCTGAACTCTAAAAAAATTAGAGTTGGACTTGGAACTACAACAGGTGATACTGGATATGAAGTTGGTAATACGTTCTTCCAGTTAGGAACTCAGGCAAGTGGTGATTTGGTTGGGGTTGCGGCAAAAGCAACTACAATTACAGTCTCTAATCCTGGAATTGGATACACTCCTTCTACAGGATCTAGATCCTTTAATAGTGTTAATTTAGTTACTTTAAGTGGTAATGGAAGAGGCGCAGTAGCAGATGTGTTTGTAAATGCTGGAGCAATTGGAGTTGCAACAATTACAAACGGTGGTTCTGGTTATCAAGTAGGTGACGTAGTTGGTATTTCTACGATTGGTATTGCAACCGTTGGTAGAAATTCAAGACTAACAATTACTGGAATTGGAATGACAAGTGAACTTGTCTTTGAAAATGTTCAGGGTGAGTTTGTAACAGGCATTGGCAACACCTTAATGTATGTAAATAGCGCAGGGGTTACCACTCAGTTTAACTTTAAAGATGCTGTGGGTGTTGGAAATACAATTTCTAATATTATCACTGATGCCGATGGTTTGCATATTAAGGTAAATCATAAAAATCATGGTATGTATTTCACTGATAATAGAGTTGCTATTAGTGATGTTCAACCTGATATTAAACCAACAAAACTTTCTGCAGAATTTTCTATTGGTTCTACTGGTGAAATTTCTGTTAATGCTGGAACTAATTTTGGAACTTTTGAAAATGTTGGTGTTGGAACAACAAATGTTGGATTCTTAAAGATTGGTAATGAGATTATTGAATACACCAATGTAACTGGAAATGTTATTGGTGGAACTATTACTAGAGGAAATAATCAAGCTAACTATCCAGTTGGAACACCTGTATTTAAATATGAACTAGGTGGAGTTAACTTACATAGAATCAACAAAACTCATAACTTGAACGATGTGACAGTGGATAATCCAATTACGTTTGATTCATATAATGTAAAACTTGATATGTCAGAAACCTTTAATACAGGAACTGGTACAAGTGCAGATGACAGAAGTAATGATGTCGGTCTTCCTAAGTTGTTTATGAATAAAACAAAAACTGCTGGTGGATATGACATTAGAGCATCTCAAAATATGCCATTTGAAATTCTTACACCAATCATTCAAAATGTAACAGTGCGTGGCACCTCACTTAATGCTGAGGTAAGAACAATATCAAGTCAAAGTATAAATGGAAATGAAATTCCATTTATTGATGAAGGATTTACTGACCTCAATATTAATACACCTAATTATTTTGAATCTCCAAGAATGATTTCGTCTAAGGTTAATGAGACTGCAAAACTTGACAATATTCCTGGAAATAAATCCTTGAATATGAGAATGTTCCTTGGAACAGTTGATACAAGAGTAAGTCCAGTGATTGACGCACAAAGAGTTTCTGTTATTACAACATCAAATAGAGTTAATAGTGCAATTACTAACTATGCAACTGATTCAAGAGTAAATACTCTTAGAGAAGATCCTACAGCATGTCAATACATTTCTAAAGAAGTTGTATTGGAGAATCCTGCGTCTTCACTTAAGATTCTTGTTTCTGCTCATGTTAATGCACTATCCGATATTAGAGCATTATACGCTATCAGTGATAAGCAAGGATTTGATCCTATCTTCCAACTGTTCCCTGGTTATGATAATTTAAACACTAGAGGTCAAGTAATTGATTCAAGTTTGAGTGATGGTCAATCAGATACTAAAATGATCAAATCTAATAACTATAATTTTGATAGTTTAAATCTTGATTATAAAGAAATGACATTTACTATCGATCAATTACCTGCATTTAGATCGTATAGAATTAAACTTCTCCTTACATCTACAAGTCAGGTATATGTTCCTAGAGTTAAGGATCTCAGAGTTATTGCACTTGCATAATGGAAAAGTATACAGTTGAGGGTCACTCCGATTTAGCGAGAGACCCTAATAATGGATCTATCATTAATGTAAATAAAACTGAATATAATCAATATCTTGCGAGACGTGAAGTGAAAAGCGAAAAGACTCAAAAAGTACAGAACATTGAAGATGAACTTGCTAACATGAAAGGTGACATTGACGAAATCAAATCATTACTAAAGGAGTTATTACATGGATCCAGATAGCATTGAACTAAGCAATCTGTCAAAACAATTTGCTTACACTAAATTAGCATCACAGATAGATAGTTGTGATGATCGTGAAGAACTTAGAAATATTGCAAAATCTTTTGCAAAATTATATTATAAACAACAAGAAACAATGTCGGTAATAGGTATCCCTAATGGCTAGTAATAACATTACTTTTGATCCAGATTCTGGAATTCCTTATGGTGCTAATTTGAGTATCTACACTGGCGGAGACTTTAAAGCAAAATTTAATGTATTAAATACAGCAAATTCAGCATTTAACTTAAGTGGATATTCTGGGTCTGCTCAAATAAGAAAGAGCACTTCTATAGGGTCTACGACTGTACCTGCTGCAACTCTTACAGTTGGAATCACTAGTGCCTTAGGTGGTGTTATGGAAGTTTCTATGGGGTCCACAGATACAAGGAACCTCGCTGAGGGAAGATATATGTATGATGTGCTCGTAAGTTCTGGAGCAACTTACTATAATATCGTAAATGGAAATGTATATGTTTATCAGGGTATTTCCTCTGCCCCATAAATAATTAAAAAGTAGTGAATAGATGGCACAACCTGCAAGTAGGACAGACCTCATAAACTATTGTAAAAGACAGTTGGGTGCTCCTGTCTTAGAAATTAACGTCGCTGATGAGCAAGTTGATGACTTAGTTGATGATGCACTACAGTATTTTCATGAACGACACTTTGATGGTGTAGAATCAACATATTTAAAATATAAAATTACTCAAGCAGATATAGATAGAGGGCGTGGTAGAGGTGGTGATAATCCAGTTGGTATTGTAACAACTAGTGCTGAAACAACTATAGCAGGAACTGCTACTACTTTTTCTTATGAGGAAAATAGCAATTATCTTCAAGTTCCTCCAGCAGTTATAGGTATAAACAAAATTTTTAAATTTGATGGATCTAACACTGTAACTAACAACATGTTCAGTGTAAAATATCAACTTTTTTTAAATGATATCTACACATTTAGTTCAATGGAGGTTTTGACTTATGGTATAACAAAAAGGTATCTAGAAGATATTGATTTTCTTTTGACTACAGAAAAGCAAATAAGATTTAACCAGAGACAAGATAGATTGTATCTTGATCTTGATTGGTCAAGTGTAACAGTTGATGATTATATAATAATTGATTGTTATCGTTTATTAGATCCTAATGATTATGGAAGAGTTTATAATGATTCATTTTTAAAACGATACTTGACTGCCCTGATAAAAAGGCAATGGGGTCAGAATTTAATTAAGTTCCAAGGTGTTAAACTACCAGGCGGAATTGAACTAAACGGGCGTCAAATTTATGATGATGCCGATAAAGATCTTGAAATAATTAGAGAGCAAATGTCAAATACTTATGAACTTCCTCCTTTTGACATGATAGGTTAATATCATGGTATTAAATCCTTTTTTCACCCAAGGCACATCATCTGAACAAAATCTTGTTCAAGACTTGATAAATGAGCAATTAAGAACTTATGGAGTAGAAATATTCTATATTCCTAGAAAGTTTATTACTGAAAAATCAGTTATTCGTGAAGTGGTCCAATCAAAATTTGATATGGCACTTCCACTTGAGGCATATATTGATAATTATGATCAATATTCTGGCGCAGGTAATCTTCTCTCTAAATTTGGAATTGAATCTAGAGATGAAGTAAGACTTGTGATATCAAGAGAAAGATATGAAAACTATATCTCACCTTTGATCGAAGATCAAGCAAATATTAAATTATCTACAAGACCAAAAAGTGGTGACTTAATTTGGTTCCCGCTTGATGATAGAATTTATGAAATTAAAGATATTGAGTACGCAAAACCATATTATCAATTACAAGACCTTTATACATATGAGTTAACTTGCGAACTCTTCCGCTATGAGGATGAAGTTCTTGCTACTGGTATTGATGAAATCGATAACAATTTAGTTGGTGATGATCCAGATGGAACGACCGAAGATGGAATCAGCACTGTTCAGGGTGTAACACATACTCTAACATTAGTTGGTACAGGTGTAACCGCTACTGCTGTTACAGGTATTATTACATCTGGTGGTATAAGATTCATTAACGTTACCAACAGAGGTGGAGGATATGGAGAAATTCCAACTGTTGCTATATCTTCTGCTCCATCTACAGGCATAACTGGTATTGCTACTGCTACCATGATCGGTGGTATTAACGTATGCAATCTTAATGCTAATCCAAGATTACAGTCGGTGCAAACTGTTCCTATCACCAACCCAGGTGCAGGATATACAGTTGCTCCTAAGATTAAATTCTATGGTGGAAAGGGTGGCACAGGTGCCGCTGCAACCTCAGGAATTGCTGACGGCACAGTAGGAATTATAACTGTTAGCTCTGGAGGAAGCGGATACACTACGGCACCAACTGTAACTATCGATAATCCAGGTGGTGCCATAGCAACTGCATCGACAACTGGTGTAGGTGGATCAATTACAGTTTCTCTTACAAATGTTGGTATTTACTATACTATTGCCCCAACAGTTACAATCAGTAGTCCAGTAGGGGTAGGAACAACTGCTACTGCAACCGCCACCATAGGAACATCTGGAACAGTTACTGCTATCAATCTTACTAACGTTGGTGCAGGTTATACTCAAAATCCAACTGTTACAATTTCAAATGAATTAAGTATT